CGTAAATGCAGGTTTAATTTATACGAGCCTAAAAATGAAAGAAAGACACCATACCCTTATGAAAAAGCTGTAACAGAATATGGTAGTCAAGTTAAAAGAGCATACACTTACAAAGCTATGAATAGACTTATACAAGGCTCAGCAGCAGACATGACTAAACAAGCTATGTTAGAGCTGTATAAAGAAGGCATACTGCCTCATACACAAGTTCACGATGAGTTAGATATATCTGTAACTGACTCTAAACAATGTGAAGTCATTATGAAAATAATGTCAGAATGCACACCTTTATGTGTTCCCAATAAAGTTGATGCAGAGATAGGTAGAAGTTGGGGAGAAGCAACCGTACATTACAAGGAGTTTTTTAATGAGTAAACGTACAGAAAAAGATCAGATGTATTCTGATATTTACAAGCACTACTGGAAAGATGGCATGACTTTGGAGGAAATAGGCATCAAATACAATATTACTAAACAACGATCATGGCAGATTGTTAGGTTTAGTCAATTAGGGAATGGTGATTATTACGCAGGATATAAAACTTATATGGATAAGAAATATGAGATTGACCACACACCTGAACTTACAACTAAACAAAGAAGTAACCAACTTAGAGCTTGGCTAAATAATCAAAATATACGCCTTATTAAAGGTAAATACGACTCATCAGCCGTAAGTTAAATTATTTTTTGATGATGCTTTTAATCATTAATGACCTATAGTTTAATATTAGGTAGTTAGCTAAACAGGTTAGCTAACGTTAACAATAACCTTTGAGGAGGGTAATATGGCAGCAGCCGTAGAAACAATGGCTTATGCAGGGGAAGTTCCTTGGCATGGGCTAGGTGTGCAAGTCAGTAATGATTTGACTCCTAAAGAAATGTTAGTTGAGGCTGGTCTTGATTGGTCAGTCAGTAAGCGTGAAATATTTACATATGACAACGCTGACCCAGATAAGTCGGAAGACTTAATTATGGCACCTAACCACTCACTACTCGTAAGAGATAGTGATAACACAATCTTTGGACCATGTGGACCAAAGTTTATACCTACCCAAAACGAAGACGCTTTTACGTTTTTTAAGAAGTTTACCGACGCTGGTAAAATGACTATGGAAACTGCAGGGTCTTTGAAAGACGGTCGTCAAATATGGGGTTTAGCTAAAGTTGATGAAAGCTTTACTCTGCCTGGAGACGATAGGGTATTAGGCAACTTACTTGTGTCTGTAAGTCACGAGTGGGGTAAATCTAATGAAATTAGGTTTACGCCTATAAGAGTAGTATGTAACAACACGTTAAGTATGGCGTTAGCTGATAAAACTCAGCCACATTTTAAAATGCCACATACTAAAGCGTTTGATACAGAACTTATAGCTACCGCAGAAGATGCGTTAGGTTTAGCAGGTAATCGTATGAAAGAATACAAAGAAGCAGCAGAGTTTTTATGCACTAAAAAGTATAATAAAGATACTGTGGTTTCTTATATTGCTGATTTAATGCAACCTAAACTAGCTATGCAACAAAGACTACTAGAGCAAAGTAAAACTGAAAAAACATACTTAGCCCGTGCTACTATGTTAGATGAGTTTCAACGTGCTCCTAGTAAAGTGTATGAAGCACTCGAACAACAACCAGGAGCTAACTTAAAAAGTAGTGCTGGTACTTGGTGGGGTGCTATGAATGCTGTAACGTTTGTCGTTGACCATAAATGGGGACACGACCGTGACGCAGCAATGCATAACGCTTGGTTTGGTGCTAGGGCTAGTTTAAAAACTAGAGCTATGACTACAGCTATAGAATATGCGAGGGCTGCATAGTGCCCATAAGTGTCACTTTTGTTTACTTCCTACCCGACAATCCAAGTCGGGTAGTGAAGTTTGATATGAGTGAAATGCATAAGGTTAGAGGCGGTGGTATAGCTATAGGCGACCCAGATATTATGGCACCAGCCCTACCTATAAAAGAAGCAGAGCGATGGTATAAAGTGCACACTGGTAAAAATAAAACTTTTAAAGATATGAAAACTGGTCAAAAAAGTTTATATAGTGTGCTTATGAAAAAAGCAGTAGATATGCAGGAGGAAGACATGTCAAATAAATACAGGCAAGTGCCTAAAATAGATTTACCTAAACCGAATAATTATTGTAAGACTGTACGTGGTCGTGATCCTTACGACACTAGTCAAATACTTACTAGGACAGATAAAATGCCTATGAGTCAGAACAATAAAGACAGACTTAAAAAATATGAGGGTAGCCCTACAATACAAGAAGTTTTAGACAAAGGCATACTTAACCTTAACGATATTAAGTATGATATTAAGCTAGGGTATATTACTAAAACATCTAACCCTAAAGGCTAATATAAGCCGTTTTAAGCGTATGATCAATTAATAAGGTATATACGCCTTACTTTAAAATTCATACGCTTAAAAACCCTTAAAAATAACATACGATTATCCTTTACTGATTAATATTCAGTAGGTATTATATAGGTAATATATTTATAAGAGGTTTATATATGGAAAATCAAGAAACAGTATGGGTTGTTAGTTACGGCACTACCTCACTAGATAATAGAAGTGAAGTTATATGTCATGACGAAGCTTCTGTAGAGTCAGCATGTAACAGTATAGATGACAGGTTAAACCCTGAAACTATATATGTGTTTACAAGACCACACACTAGTAAAACTAACGGTTATTTCTGGAAAGGAGGACACATACTTGTAAATGGAAAATGAAACTAAGATACCTATACCTACTAGGTCAGAAACTGCACCTCAGGTTTACTATTTTTATAAACTAGATATAGGAGACCATATGGATTTTGAAAGTCAAGAACCTGATGAGTTAAAAAGAGTGCGTGGTGCTGCTAGTATATACGGTAAACGTAATGATAAAACATTCGTGACCCGTAGCGTGTATCATGAAGGTAAGAAAATATTAAGATTATGGAGAACGAAGTAGTATCATATTTACGCTGTGCTAATCCAGAGTGTAAAAACCCAGTGCCGAATAAAGCACGTAAGTTTTGTACTGATGAATGTCGAACAAGAGCTTACACTTTGAGAAACATGTCTGAATATAAAAATATCTACAGAGACCTTGACGGCTGGGCAGGTGGACCGAGGGGTCTTACCACAGTTCCAAGTTCTATAAAACATGATGAAAGTTATGTTATGGGTGACGGTAGATTCTCAGTTGACGACTACCATGTCGACCCTGATATATTTGCCATAGCTGAAGCTAACCATGAAAAATATATACTAGATAGAAATGAATATGAAGCTAGGGTAGTCCTTGACGGTCTACAGATTTTTCAAGAAGAGTATAATAAACATCACGACGTTACCTATGCTAGTGAAAAAGCTAAAAAACGTGAAGCTAGGTTAACTGAAGAAGATAAGGCAATAAGGGCTATAAAAAACAAAAAATACCTTGAAGAAAATAGAGAACGACTAAATAAACGAGCAAGAGAAAGATACGCTAAAAACCCCAGTAAATATAGGGAATACAATAAAAAATATTATGAACGCAAAAAAGAAATTGTCGCCGAAGCAAGAAAAATACGCTCAGAACGTAGCTAAAGGCATGAGTAAAAAAGACGCTGCACTTGACGCAGGGTATAGTGAAAAGAATGCTAAACGTGCTGGATACGTGCTCGATTCTGACGCTAACCCATTGGTGAAACAAAGAATACAAGCCCTACAAGAACGTGCTGCTAAAAAAGTAAGTTTAGATTTATCTACTCATTTAACCGACTTAAAAGATATACGTGAAGGAGCCATGCGTAATGGTGCGTGGTCTGCTGCGGTAACTGCGGAAGTTGCTAGAGGTAAAGCAGCAGGATTATATATTAACCGTAGTGAGTTAGTGGTTAATAAAGTAGAGACTATGTCAAAAGAAGAAGTTTTAGCACGTATGAAACAACTTTATTATGATACAGGTGGTATATTACCAGCTGGTAAAATTATCGAGGGTGAGGCTGAAATAGATGAGTAAAGGTAGTAAGAGAAGACCAGAAAATAAAAATAAATATGATGTTGCTTATGAAAAAATATTTGGTCACAAAAGAAAAAAACAACCGCAAATCAGTGAGTTAAAGAAAAGTAAATGAGTAATTCAGTAAGAGTCTGGATGACTGTGTTTACCATAACTGCCGAAAACGGTGAGGAAAAAACATTCCCTGGACCACATATATTTGCTTTTGATTACAATGAAGCTAAATACGAAGCTGACTTATTAAGCAATGCAGCAATATCTGTAGATAAAAAAATTAAAATAGAAATAGTGGGAGAACTTAACGAAACTACACAACAACCAATAGTACACTGAGGAGGTACGAAAATGAGACTACAGTTTAGTAGAGAAAAACAAAATACACAGGGGATACAATTTAGAATAGATCCTCTTACTAACCAAAATTTAACAGCACTAAGAAAATATTATTCTAAGCAAGCAGGCAGAAAAGTCACGACAGGTGAAATATGTAAACAACTTATAAACTTACACGCAGAAGAGATTAAAAATGGATAGGTCAAAACCGTACAGAATAAAAAACACCATGTTAGCTATACAATCAGATTGGATGATTGATAAAACTACGTTAGCTATGATACAAGATGCTGAGCCTGAAATTATAAAATTTCACTCAGGAGACGGAACTAAAGAATTAAATATACCCTTACAAGAATATATAAAAGAGGAATTACCTGACGTTTACTCAGTGCCTTTATTTACGGAAGATTTTTGTGATATGATGTTAGATGAAATAAAAAACATGGAGCTGTATCTAGGGTTTGTAGAGAATGATGACGAGGACGAATTACGACAGATACCTGAAATAACTCTACAAGACAACATACCACAATTAGCCTCTAATCTGCACAGCGTAGCCTTAAACCATATGAACCCTTTATTTACTGCAGTGTGGCAACGTTACAGCATTAAATATAATTCAATACAACTAGCTAACTATAATCTAGCTAAAAGAGAACAGGGTGAGTGGCATCATGACGCAAGTGCTGATATATCGGTAGTAGTGCCTTTAAATACTGGTGATTATGAAGGCGGAGGCACAGAGTTTCATGGTAGAGGCATTGTACCGCCATTACCTAGAGGACATGCTTTATTTTTCCCTAGTTTTACCCACATGCACCGTGGACTAAAAGTTGGTAAAGGCGACAGATATCTATTAGTATTTTGGTTATTAGGAGCTTACGATTAATGGTTTACTATGTTAAAGATGTAGGCTTAAATACTATATAAAGTTATAAGGAGTAAAAAATGACTAAAAAACCTATACTTACACTAGTAAGTGATAACCCCACGCTAAAGACATACTACATACCACTAGCACATATAGAAATAGATTTATATCCCGTGAAAGCTAAAAGTCCCGAACACGCAATACGTAAAGCTAACGCTGGTGAGTATGAAGGCATAAGTAAAAAGTTCTCACTACAAGAATCACATACTAACCATGCTTATAACAGCACACACATACCTGAAGAAACATTATTAGCTAGACAGATAGACCACTATAACATAGAAATAAAAGATTTTGATTATCCTTTACCTTCAAAAGGATCATAGCTATATTAATTTTATATATTTTATAGGAGTAAAAATATGGATACAGAACTTAGACAAGATATTATCGACAGTTTTAGTTTAATAAAAAAGGTTGTTAATAGAAATTTAGATGATGAGCTTGACGCTAGGGAGGGCTTATCTACATACGTAGCTTTAAGCATAATTGAGATGGTAGTAAATAACCACATACAGTTATTAGAGTTATCAGCGGAGAAACGTAATGACAGTAGAATGTAAACACGACTGGGCTAATAGCTACAATATTAATAAACACGGCACACTTGACAGCGTATTAGAATGTAATAAGTGTGGTAAACGAGTTAATGAAACTACAAGTAATAGCTATAAAAAGCTACCACATTTACAAAATGTAAATGATGAAGCTTACGCTTCATTAACTAGATTATTTAGAGGCAGTTTTTAGGGAACTAGCGTTTCCAATAATAGCTGTTTACTGAGTGACGGCGTAATCGACCTAGATGTGTGTGACGCTCAAAGCTAGTTCTGATTGAGGTTTATCTAGAGCCTCATTCTCATAATAACGGGCTAATCTAGGACACTCAGTATTATATAGATATTGATACAGGGCGAACTTTGAAAAGTTAGAATACTGGATAATAGGGAAAACAGGCGGAAGACACCTAACCCCCAGGAGTATCAAAGTGTTGAGTCTCACTTTAAAAAGACTCACTATAAGGAGAAAATATGAATATTGAAAGAAATGACGACAAAGAATATATCAGCGTTATAGCTATACGTGTGAAAGATCCAGAGACAGGCTATGATTGGCACTGCTGGGAAAAATATACAAGATTCCAGATGAGTATAGCAGATAAATGTCTAGATAAAGAAATGGAGTCAGAAGTAACGAGACTTACGAAGTTAGGTTTTAAGGTCTCAAGAGCAGGAGTAATATGCTGCTTGACTGAAACTAGTTATGATAAAAGCATACTAGATAAACTTAAAGAAAAAGATAGCTTTATTGAAAACTACATTAATTAATTGGCACCCGAATGTGGGTTAATATAATCTCTTTGCTCGGTGAGGGATGCCAAAAAGGTGGTAGGTGGCCACATTCGGGTGTCCTCCTATGTTTAAACCATCTACTACTACATCGAGCACTTTAATTCTTTTTTGAATATGCTTTACTTTACTTTAGATCCTACCTATACTTACTTTGTAACTTAATATAACAGTCCAGGAGGGCTACTACTATGACAAAAGCTACAGCTAAGAAAAAACTTGCGTCAGTGAAAACGCAGGTAAAACAAGCCAAATCTAATAGCAATATTAGATACGGTAAATTTCACCCTGATGCTAAACTAAAGGCTACAGGTAAAAAAGCCAACAGTGACGCTAATAACTCAAGAGTTAAAGCGGTCAACGGTAAAACAGTAAAAGAGGCTTTATTAACAGGACTCTATACTGCTACCGACCTTAACTATGACATTAATAAAATTAAAACTTTAGAGATTGTCAATGGTTAATAAACCTATTAGGTGCGATGAGTGTAGGGAGCGTATTATCCCTACATTCTTCGGTAAAAATCAAATTAAAGTGTGGACTAAATATAAAACAAGAGTTGATAAAGATAAGCCGTATCACACTAAAGACGTATGCTTGAGTTGTTATAAAAAACTTAACAACGGTAAAGATCCTAGTGATTTTGGTTTACCATCGTAGGCATCCCGTTAATACTATTTAAGTAATATTTTATAAGGAGAAAAATATGCAAACACAAGAAAATACTAATGATAAAAAACACGAGTATCAAGGTTATTTTGATATACTCGACACTATGCAAAGTGGTATGAATATGTATGGTGCCCCAGCTATGTTAAGGGAGTTATTTCCTGAACTAGCTAAACGTGAGGCTATAGATATTACTACCGCATGGATGAAAAGTAAGGTAGGTAGTGATGAGTAGAGAAATACCTGAAGGCGTAAAAATACTAGATAGCGAACCAGTAGAGGTAAAAAATCCATATACTGGTGCTGCAGTGACCTTAAAACCAGACGCAGTAGCTGTGTATGACTGGGTAAAAGGTAGTGAGTTATTTAAAGACTACGATAGTGTGCGTAAAGGTCTTGACTGGTTTAAGGTTAATGAGCCTGAAGCTTATATGGTGTTATTAGACTAATGGCTAGTAGGACACGTGCCGAAACGTTAAAAAATCTCAGGGCTCATGGTATTGAGCCCGAGGAAGCTTTTTTAGATGACTTTGTTAAGTTTGGTAAAGTAACTCAAGACAGACTTATAGAAACTTTTAAACAGTTTCCTAATATACAAAGCAGATATAAATTTATAAATAAGGATAAAGAATGAATTTAGAAGATAGTAAAGGGCTACTGATCAAAGCCGTCCAAGACTTAGCTAATAAGCGAGGTGAGTGTTTACAAATAATGCCTACCGTAACTCAAGACCTAGTTGATAAATGCCCTGATTTTAGTCAAACTACTAAAATAGCGTTCTACCTTGAAGGTAGATATGTATTACTGCATTGTGATAGTGCTGACGGTGGTGATTTTACTACTCATGGCTCAGCACATAGTCTTATAAACTGGATTCACCACGCAGTCATATTAGCTTGGGCTAACGAACAAGCTTAATAAATGAAACATGAAAAACGCATAACAGTGCGTATTATATGGCTACTGTGGCTCTTTTTTATCATAAGTTTATTACGTGATATTCCTTTACCATCTATTTGATGTTTTTTATATTATTTATAGTTAAATTTTATATAGGAGAAAAATATGCAATTTACAATACCAGCACCTAAAACCTACGAGGAAATAGACGAGGGTGTTTATAAAGGTAGCGACGGTAATTTCTATGAAGATGAAACTATACTGCGTTACCGAGTTATGCGTAAACATACTGCTAAGCCATACAGCGACGGTGGTTGGTGTTTACACTCTAGCTGGAGTAATCTTGATTCAGCTAATTTTAGTATGAATGAGTTACGTAAATTTGAAGAGGATAACGGTCACCTTTTTGACTACAAGTTAGTTGACGCAGGTGAGACGTTAGTTACTAAACGACTTATATATTAAGGAGGAAATATGAGTAAGACTATATTGCAGAAAGGTTATGAAAAACTAACCATGCTTGAACACAACAGCGAGAAATTAATGTTGATTGGGGCTTATGATGCTACTGGTAAACCTATGTTAGTATTGGCTTTACGAGAAGATGATAACGTAACGCCCATAGCTAGAATACTTACAGAAAATGATATTGATAGTATTGAGCCTAATTGGGACTACACTGAAAAAATAACAGAAGTAATTGAAGGAGCTAAAGCTATTGATGATAGAATGTTTATAGAATCTTTTCAGGGTCAATACCCTAAAATAGATGAGTATTTTGATAGAGCAGACTATTGATTAAGTTTAGGGTTAGGTTGTTGAAGACTCCAAAGGAAGACTCTTTTAGAGAAACTACAAGACGACATAGTAGATAACTTAACCCGCCACTATCCTTTACTTTACTTTTGATCATTAGTATATTATTTATATTAACTTTATAGGAGTAAATTATGTTATGTTCAATGTGTAGATGTAAAATACCCACGCAACGTAGTAGGTTAGGTTATTCTACTTGCCTCGAGTGTGGTGAGCTTGCAGCTCAAAAACTAGCTAACCAGCGTAAAAAACAGATAGCACCAGCTTATAATAAAGGTGCTTATCAGTATATTACGCTCAACGACACTAAAACTATTGGGAGGTAGTTATTATG